AAAACATTTTTCCAACCAAGACAATCTTACGAGTCTCAGAGAAAACAGGCAAGCCTCTTAAGCCAATCATCGAACCCTTTAACCCAGGAAGTAGAAAGCAAATTGGTGAAAGACTTCAAGAAAAGGGTTGGAAACCCGACAAGTATACGGAAACAGGTCAGCCCATCGTCGACGAAGGGACGCTCGAAGGCTTAGATTTTCCTGAAGCTAAAGCTATCGCTGAGTACNTGTTACTACAGAAAAGAATAGCACAGATTCAATCGTGGTTAAAAGCAATACAACCTGATGGTAGGGTGCGTGGTAAGGTAATAACGAATGGTGCAGTCACTGGACGAATGACGCACCACAGTCCTAACATGGCACAAGTACCTAGTTGTGGTAGCCCCTACGGAGAAGACTGTAGGGATCTTTGGATTGTAGAGAAAGGATATAAGTTAGTAGGTATTGATGCCTCAGGATTAGAACTGAGAATGCTTGCTCACTACATGAAAGACGATGCGTATATTTATGAGGTCACACAAGGTGATATCCACACTGCCAACCAGAAAGCTGCTGGACTCGAAACACGTGCTCAAGCAAAGACGTTTATATATGCATTCCTCTATGGTGCAGGGGCTGCCAAGATCGGGAAAGTTGTGGGTGCTGGAGCGAAAGAAGGACAACGACTTATTGATTCTTTTCTGGAAAACACCCCGAAATTACGAACACTTAGGGAGGACGTGGCTAGAATCTGCAAGTCGTCGGGATCATTACCAGGTCTTGATGGACGTAGACTATACGTTAGGTCTGACCACGCAGCAGTCAACACACTTCTCCAAGGTGCGGGTGCGATTGTCATGAAGCAAGCACTAGTGATCCTAGATGAACGACTGAGTAAGCTCGGTGTTGATTATAAGTTTGTTGCTAATGTGCATGACGAATGGCAGATTGAAGTAGAAGAAGCCTACGCAGATATGGTAGGTAAGTTAGGAGTACAAGCTATTGAAGAAGCAGGTCGTGTATTAGAAATGCGATGCCCTCTCACTGGTGACTACAAGGTAGGTAATTCATGGAAGGAAACACACTGATGAATGAGATTAAACAAGCAGTACTTAAACTTCTAAGACAAGGTAATCATGTATCGACTGTGAGATCACTGCTACGTGACGCAGAGAAAGAACTAGATCAAGCACAGGAATACTTAGAAGCTATCAAAGATTCGGACTTTGCTCCATGAAAGTAGCAGAGTTGCCTGAACATGTAGAACCATTAGTTATCGTGGGAGACGACAATAATTACTTGACTGTCTATACTTGTATGTCTAACGAAGATACTATTGAATTGCTGCGTCGTTCCTTGCATGTCCTTGAAATGGAACAGGAACAAGCAGGTATTAATTTGCATTTGCATTAAAAGTATGATATAATATATGTGTAGTTATTTACTAAGGAGAAATAAATGGAACAAGCAAAACCAGTACCAATCAAAGCCGACCTCTTCTGGGCTTCATTAAACGAGAAGAACAAAATCTCTGAGAAGTTTCAGGTAGATCTTTGCAACCTATCTAAGGATGCTGTAAAGACTTTGATGGAGATGGGTATCAATGTAAAGAATGATGCTGGTAAACCAGACCAAGGATTCTTTGTCACTGCTAAGAGTAAGTTATATCCTATCCTCGCAGTAGATGAGAAGGGCTCACCAATCAGTGTTAAGATTGCTAACGGCTCTAAGGGTGTAGCACTTATCAAGCCATACAATTATAATGTTGGTGGTAAGAAAGGTGTCGGAGTTGGTATCAGTAAGATTGTAGTTAAAGAACTCATCGAGTATATTCCTAAGGGGATGAACTTAGCTGATATCGAGGAAGAAGCTCTTTAATGCAAACAGCCCTCATTGATGGGGACATACTAGTATATCGCATTGGCTTTGCTTCAGAAAATGAAACAGAGTCAATAGCGATTTCTAGGTGTAGTGAATTCTTAGAGAACCTAATTCTCTTCAATGGCTTTGAAGATTACAAAGGGTACTTAACAGGTGGTAATAACTTCAGGCACGAGATAGCTAAGACTGCTCCGTATAAGGGTAATCGTAAAGCTGCAAAGCCTAAGCACTACGAACTCCTCAGAGAGTACATGATTAAAGCATGGAACTTTGAACTGATCGTAGGACAAGAAGCTGACGACGCTCTAGGAATCGCAGCGTATGCCCTTGAACCTGGTGAGTATTGTATTTGTACTATCGATAAAGACTTAGATATGATACGAGGAGATCACTTTAATTTTACTAAGGATCTTCGCTACTTCATTACTGAGGAAGAAGGTATTAGGAATTTTTATAAACAGATTTTAACTGGTGATAGGGTCGACAATGTTATTGGGCTTAAAGGCATTGGAGAAGTTAAAGCAGAGAGAATACTTAAAGAATGCAAAGACGAAAACGAAATGTATACTGCTGTCCTGGAGGCTTACCAAGGCGACGAAACAAGGGTGCTGGAGAACGGACAATTGTTATGGATAAGAAGACAGTCAAACGAAATCTGGAAACCTCCAAAGTTATCTACGTCCAGTGGGTCGACGCAGTTGCCGACGCAGGATGGGAAGACGAAGTCAAAGCAGAAATAGATCTTTGTCATACTGTAGGGTTCTTGATTAGTGAAACAAAAGATGCTTTATGTATTGCGTCCACAGTGTCTAAGGATAATAGTAACGCTAGGCTACATATACCTAAAGCATGGATAAAGAAACGAAAGGTAATTAAGTTTGAAACCACAGTCAGCAAAAGCAAAAGGAAGAAAGCTACAGCAGTGGGTGAGAGACCAGATACTCCAACGATTCCCTACGCTGAGCACTGATGATGTCAGAAGCACAAGCATGGGGGCGGGTGGAGAGGATGTTCAGCTTAGCTCGGCTGCTCGTAGTGTTTTTCCTTTTCAGGTTGAGTGCAAGAATCGTAAAGCTATTGCAGTCTTCAAAGATTATGAACAAGCTCAGACGCATGGATTAGTCGAGCCACTCGTAGTCTTGAAGCAGAACAATAGTAAGCCTCTTGTCTTAGTAGATGCTGAATACTTTTTTGATTTAGTAAAACGTGGTAGTTAGTTATAGAAAGTTTCTGTTGTATAAACTGCTACGGATTATAAGGAGAATAAATGGAACACCCAGTAAATAGATATACGTTTGAATTCGTAGAAGGTGATGAAACAGATGCACGTCATGGCTTTCCTTTTAATAAAGAGATTCGTCATGAGTTTAGTATCCCAGCAGATCAGACTTGGGACTTTGTGCTGAGAGAATTCATAGCATTCTTATCAAACGTATACGGATATGAACTTAAAATAGAGGACTTTGATGCCGACTCATCTAATAATTCCAGACTGTCAAGTGAAACCTGGTCATGATTATAGTTATTTAAAAGCGATTGGAAACTACATTGTTAAGAAGCGTCCTGATGTTATTGTTAATATTGGCGACTTTGCCGACATGCCTTCACTATCAAGCTACGATAAGGGAAAGAAGTCCTTCGAGGGTAGACGATACAAGAATGATGTAGCAGCAACACACGAAGCAACGGACATCTTATTAAAACCACTGCGTGACTTGCAAGCAAGACAGCGGAGGAATAAAGATAAGGTGTATAAACCACGAATGGTATTAACATTAGGGAATCATGAGCATCGTATTAATCGTGCAGTTGAAAACGATTCGATGTTAGATGGTACTATATCTATTGGAGACTTGAAGTATGCTGAGGCAGGTTGGGAAGTTATTCCTTTTGAGCAGCCAATTATTATTGATGGTGTTCTATATTCCCATTATGTTACTGCAGGTGCTCTTAATCGCCCTGTTGGATCAGCAGCAGCAATTATCTCCAAGAAACACCAGTCGTGTATTGTGGGTCATCAGCAAGGTAGACAAGTTGCTTACGCTATTCGAGCAGATGGCAAGACGCTTACAGCTATAATCGCAGGGAGTTGTTATGAACACGACGAGGATTACATGGGAGCTCAAGGAAACCACTATTGGAGAGGTATTGTGGTCTTACACGAAGTTCATGATGGTTGCTTCGATGAGATGTTTGTTTCCTTAGACTTTTTAAAGAAGAGGTATTTATGAACCCAGTTCCAATAGCAATGCCTAAGCCTTACGGTTATTCAGACAATTGTCCAGGTGAAATAACATTAGAAGAATACTTTCGTAGACTTCAAGTAGAAGAGCCTGAGTTAACTCCTAGGGATACACAGGTAGGAGGTCAACACTATCACAAAGGAGATGGTATACAGCCTTGGGATATTATAGAAGCATGGGAGCTTGACTTCTGGGAGGGAAACGTGGTAAAATATATACTACGTTGGAAACATAAAGACGGACTGCAGGACTTACAGAAAGCGAGACACTACCTTGACTATATCATTAGCAAAAATTCTTAACGATACACATAAATTTTTAGAGGAGCAGAAACCAATGAAGACAGTAAATTTTAATAAGTTTTTTCCAAAGGACAATGCATTTATCACAGTTGATGGACGTATGGATAAGGACGATGATTGGCAAGTTAGCTTAACTGTTCAAGCAGATACAAAGAATGCAGTGAGCTGGTGGTGTAGTGATTGGAATTACAAAGAAGGTGTAGCACAGTTAAAAGCTTTCCAAGATGGTGCTCAGAAAGCAATTGATTTTATTACAGTATGTGCTGCTCAACCAGCCAAGGCAGCTACAGCCAACGCTGCTAAACGTGCTGCTAAGAAAAAGTAAATGAACCGTACTCTTACGCTGCCAGAGTTAAAAGAACGGTTGAAGAGTTTAGACGAAGTAATGCTTCTGGAGCTACTCGACATAGCTTCAGAAGATTTAGTAGAAACTTTTAGCGATACGATAGAAAACAATTATAACCAACTTCTAAAAGAAGTAGATTGGGAAGAAACTGAATGATACCTAAAGATAAACAAATTAACTTCTATGCGATACGAGATCAAACAACTGCTAATCCTGCTTATCATTATGGTATGGATTTGATAAAGCAAGGTGACTGGGAGTATGGTTTTTATCTGCATGAGTTACGTTCGTTACCTGATCTTAGGTATCCTCAAGGAGTCAAGACTGATTTTGTTAAAACACCTGTCTGGATTCCTGGGATGAACTGCAAAGGAAAGAATGCTATTGTTTGGTCTGAAGCAGGATGGGGGGACATGCTGCAGTTTAGTCGCTTTATTCCTCTGCTAAAAGATGCAGGGATTAAAACTGTAAAGTTATTATTTCCAGATTCAATGACTAGAATACTTAAAAGGTTGCCTAATCACGATGGTCTTTTTCTACCTCAGGAGTCTTTTCCTGGAGCAGTAAAAATTAAAGCGATGTCGCTGCTTTATTTCTTAATAGAGAATAGAGTTATTCCTGCTAAGCCTGTTGAAAAAATGTACGGCAGTGAAGGTATCTTTCGTAATCCAGAGATTGTAAAACCTAAGAGAGAGAAACCACTGCTAGGTTACTGCTACACTACATTTAACAATAGCTGGAACATGAAGATGAAGCAGATGCCTAAGGAACTGATGGATAATTTTATTAAGCAGCATCCTGAAGTTGACTGGGTATCGTTGCAGCAAAACGATGGCTTTATTACTTCAGATAAATGGAGCGATACTGCTGATCAGATTCAAACACTAGATGGAGTAATCTCTGTGGACTCAGCGGTAGCTCACTGTGCAGGATCTGTTGGAGTACCTGTAGCAAATCTTATTGGTCAAGAAAGACTAGCATGCTGGAGATGGTATCCTAAAGGTGAGAAAACCCACTGGTACGATAGTATGAAGACTGTTTGGTTTGACACATGGACAGAAGGGTTGGAAGAAGCATTAAAGCATTTTACAGTTACTAAGAAAAAGAAACAAAGTAAAACAAAGAAAGAGGTAGCATGACAGAATTTAATACACCGTTTAGTACCGTAGGATATATCACATACAAAAGGACATACGCTCGTCGATTGAACGAAACAGATCCTGCTAGTCCTACAGAAGAGTTTGAAGACACAGTTAATCGTGTCGTAGCAGCGTCTAATACCCAGCTTAACTGTGGGTTTACAGAAGCTGAGCAGAAACGCTTACAGAAATACTTGATGGAACTGAAGGGTACTGTAGCAGGTCGCTTCTTATGGCAGCTCGGCACTGACACAGTAGGTCGTCTAGGTCTAGCCAGTCTACAGAACTGTGCATTCACTGTGGTAGATCAGCCAGTACGTCCTTTCACCTGGGCTATGGATCTATTGATGCTTGGATCAGGAGTGGGCTACAACATTCAGCGTGAGCATGTTGCTAAGCTTCCTCCAGTTAATGTTAACTTCTCTGC